AGAAACCTGTGGTAGGGAAAGCCACTCCTGCTGCCGTCGCTCTGTTGCGACAGGCGAGTGCTCTTGCTCCGAAGCGTATGAAGGCGAGCGATGGACTGCTACCTTCTGCTGCTCATCTAAAGATTAGTCCTAACTCAGACCATAACACTGGGCTTGCTGTCGACTTGACGCACGACCCCAAGAATGGGGTTGACTGTGCCGAGATATTCGAAAAGCTTAAGGAAGATGAGCGGGTTTCCTACCTTATCTTCAATAAAAAAATTTGGTCGCGCAAGCATGCTAAGTCTGGCAATCGTCCTTACAGTGGTAGCAATCCTCATACTAAGCATCTTCACGTTTCTATCCACCCTCATATGGCTAATGATACTAGCCCTTGGTTCTGGTGGATGAATCAACCTAAGATTGTGAATCAGGTAAAGGCTGCATTGCAGCCAGCACCTAAGAAGAAGATAGCAGTACAGCCAGTCTGTACCTGCTGTCCGGTTCACAATACCAAACGAAAGGCAAAATAAATGGAAGCACTAAAGCAAGTATCGCTGACCTGGTTCCGTGCTGCAGCCTCTGCTGCTATCGCACTCTACCTCGCAGGCGAGACCGACTTCAAGACACTCGGCATGGCAGCCCTCGCAGGGTTCCTCGGGCCTGTCCTTAAGTGGCTCGACCCATCGGCAACTGAGTTCGGCAAAGGCTCACGCTAGCCCTGTAGAATACCCTTTAAACGGCTTCTAAGGCCCTTTAGAGACACTAAACCCCCCAACCTAAGGTAATCACCCTAGGGAGGGGGGTCTTTTGTGCATTCTCATACTTGTCCGATAAGTATAAAAAGACTTGACTGCTTCTCCACAGTCAGGTATAATTGATATATTAATATATAATATATTAAATATACAGATATATAATAATACAAATACTATAATATATCAAGGGGTTTTACCCCTTGATTATATATAATATATATAATATAATATATATATGACAGTATATATATCAGAGAAATACACAATACCAGAGCATGTATCTTATTCTGCTCTTACTACCTACATTGATTGTGGGTATTTATATTACCTATCTCGGTTACTAGAGATACCTGAACAGCCTGCAGTATGGTCCGCTGGTGGTTCTGCATTCCACAAAGCTACCGAAGAATGGGACAAACAACATGTTGAGTAAACAATTATGGGACGAGGCATGGAATGAGTACACGCAAGGTGTCGACCTCACAACGCTTAGGGTTGGCGGCAGGGCTACAAAGGAATATCCTAACAAGGAAGACGCTAGCTTCTGGCAAGTCAAAGGACCCGAGTGGGTACAGAGCTATGTCGACTGGCGTACAACCAACAAGAACTGGAAGATTTGGAAAACTCCTGAGGGTGCTCCAGCGATTGAGTTAGGTATCACACCTAGGTTTGCTGGCATTCCAGTCAAGATGGTTATCGATAGAGTCTTTGATGTTGATGGTCAGTTAGTTGTTGTTGACTTGAAGACATCACAACAAACACCAGCATCTAGCCTACAGCTAGGATTCTACAAGGCTGGCATTGAACAAGTCTTTGGTGCTAACATTGTATGGGGCAACTACTGGATGGCTCGTCACTCAGGCACAGGTAGCATGGTTGACTTGAGCAAGTACACTCAGGACATGATTACCTACTTCGTAAAAAACTTTGACAAAGCACGTCAAGCTGGTATATTCTTACCCAACACAAACAACTGCAACCGGTGTGGTCTTACAGACCATTGCCAGTTCACATCTAAGAAAGGGTCATAATGACCGAAGAATGGAAACTGCAAGTCTCTTATAAGACTGCAACTGGCGACATGATAAACATCCGTGCTAACACAGCGGATGAATTGAGTGTGCTACTCGAAGGTGTCGGTGACTATGCGACACAGATTGTATCAACACAGAAGATGCTAGGAGCTGCATACAACGTAGCCCCTTTATCGACTACCGATTCCACTACAAGCACAAAGCCACCAGTATTGTTGCCTCCAACCCCGGTCTCGGAAGCATCAGGTACCGCCGCTCCGGTGTGTAAGCATGGAGCTCGCATCTGGCGTAGCGGAGTCAGCAAGAACACAGGTAAGCCATATGCGTTCTGGGCATGCCCATCACCGCAAGGTACACCAGACCAGTGCAAGCCAGTCAACTAAGGAATTGATGACAGGGAGTTTGGGCCAGCTAATAACTGGAATTACCCGCACTCTTGCTTGGACATGTAGGCACTCCCTGTTATCATCTATTAAGGAAATCAAATGAGCCGTAGTCAGTTAGTCATGGATTGGCTACGGCTCCTCTTCAAAAAGGAAAAGAATTGCGCACACTTGTCAGAAGCGTTGGCCGTGCCAGCATCGGAGGAGAGCCACTCCCATCTTGTTTCAAGGCGTTTGAGTCTAACAAGATTATTCTTCGTCGCAGCGAGGTATCGATGTTCGCAGCAGCACCAGGAGTAGGTAAGTCAACCCTTGCCCTATCCCTTGCGCTCAAGATGAAAGTACCTACACTTTACATCAGCGCCGATACCAATGCACACACCATGGCTATGCGTCTTGCCTCGATGATATCAGGTAAGAATCAGACAGATGTTGAGCAACTTCTTAACACAGACTTGGGGTGGACAAGGGCTGTGTTGTCAAAGGGTGGGCATATCGTATGGTCATTCGAATCAGCACCAACACTTCAAGACATTGATGAGGAAGTGCAAGCGTTCGAAGAACTATGGGGTTGCCCACCACAATTAATCGTAGTTGATAACTTGATGGATGTTGCCACCGATGGTGGCGAAGAGTTCGCATCTATGCGTGCCATCATGAAGGAGTTGAAGTATCTTGCTCGTGCTACTAACGCTGCTGTCCTTGTACTTCATCATACTAGTGAAGCTGTACCGGGCACTCCATGTCAGCCTAGAAGTGCAATACAAGGCAAAGTTGCTCAGCTTCCTGCTCTCATTTGCACCCTCGGAGTCGTGGGTACAAGCATGGGCGTCGCGCCTGTTAAGAATAGATATGGACGTGCTGATGCGGGAGGGGCTCTGATGACTTGGATTGCCTTCAACCCTGAGTACATGTTCGTCGATGACATACCGGAGAATGTATAATGGATGATGACTATCTAGAGATTCACGCTAAAGAGATTGCTTATGCCGAAGTTGCTAAGCAAGTCAGTAAGTTTATACAGAAGATTGAAGATGCCAAGGTTCCTATCAAGGACGAGTATACGCAAGGCGTACATGACGGACTTGATTGGGCAATCAGAATACTAATGAAGGATAAGAGCGCGTCGTAATGGCAAACCCTAATGGTCGCAAAGGTGCTAAGTTTGAGACAGATGTTATGCGCTGGCTTCGTGAACACGATGCAGTAGCAGAGCGACTCACTAAAGCCGGGGCCAAGGACGAGGGTGATTTGTATGTATTCTTACAGGGCAAGACATACATTATGGAATTGAAGAATAGAAAGAAGCTAGACTTACCTGCCTTTTGGGACGAAGCGCAGGTTGAGGCAAAGAACTACGCGAAGGCTAGAGGGTTGGGCATGGAGCCTTCTGCCTTCGTTGTAGTCAAACGCAGGAACCATGGCATAGAAAAGTCGTGGGTCATACAGGATTTAGAACAATGGATGAGAGAGAGATATGAATGATTTACCAAGTATTAGAGATGTCCTTATCCACTACGGTGCGAAGCTTGGACGAAGCAACGGGCAAGTCAATCTCCGATGTCCATTCCACAGTGATACGCACCAATCAGGCTCAGCAAACTTGGACAGCAACATCTTTATCTGCTTTGCATGCGGAGTTCAAGGAAACAGTTTGCAAATCATTGCACAGCAGGAAAGGATTAGTGTAAGAGATGCAAAAGAATTCGCAGAAAGAATTACTGGAGAGAGCAACGGACAAGTACGCGGCAAACATTTATCAGGCAGAAGCTTACCTAAAAAGCAGGGGTATTCCAATGGAGGCAGCACGATTGGCACGATTAGGCGTAGTCGTGGAGGCGGAGGTTGGGCATGAGATATATACTGGCAGACTTAGCATACCATACA